AATGAGCGCAATGTGTCATATATCGGACAAATTGAGCGCGAATTGACCGCTATAAGACAAGTTAATGACCGAAACATAGAAGCAAAAAAAAAGTGGCGCAAAGCCACTCTTTATTCGGTTGGTGTTAATGTTACTTTTTTAGTTTCATTAATCGTTTTAAGTAGATAGCAAAATCCAACGCTTCCTCGTAAGCATGGTTGAGCCATTCCTGTTCGCTTAAATTAGCTTTGTCCACAGTTACACCGTACTTCATTCTTCCCATCTTTTCACGTGCAATGAGATCGGTTATCACTTCCTTGTAGGTTTCGCTTTGAAGGTTGTCAAAATCGTGTGTTATATTCATAGCTTTTCTATTTCGTTTTTTACTTCTTCCCAATATGTAAACTGATTTTCTGCTGCTGTCAAATCAATTATAACTATTGAATTTATTATCTCATCAACCGCTATCAATGCACATTGTTTTAAATCTTGATGCTTTTTAAAAGGTGCTTTGAATAACGAATCGTACTTACAATACAATTCATCTGCTTTTTCTTTTGGTGTCATTTAATTTCAATTTTAGGTTGAACATCTTTTTGTTTACGGATAAATTCGGTTAATTCGGGAAGCATCCAATAGCCATACGTTGACATCTCATAAGTGAAATCATCAATCTGTTGAGTGATGTTGGGCAGTATTGCGCCATCTGCATTCCACAACGCGGTTATTGTCTTTCCATGTTCGCGCTGGATGCTGTCGTTTAGTCGTTTCAATAACATCTTTGTTTGATGATTGTAAAACCATTTGATTGGTTCGCATTCGTCACCTGCATAGATAGCCGCTTGTAACCACATAAGTAGATTCAACACCTTGACCTTTTCTAATTCATCTTTTGTAATTTCAGTTTTCATCTTGACCTCCAAATTTTTCTTCATAATATTCATCCCCATCTTCAAATTCTTTACCATCGATATTGTAAAAATAAGCGTAATCGCCATCATTCCACGCATCAACAATTTGCTCTCGTTCCATTTTTTTTGCTATTGCCATTGTAAATGTTAATGTTTCCAATAAGTCGCCATCATGCTCAAAGTGGCTTTTAATTTTATCGTAGAACCATTGAACTGCTGTCTGTTTTTTATTCATCTTGACCTCCGTATGTTTCGTTATAGTATTGCTCCCCGCTTTTGTTATAGGTAGGCATGCCTCTATAATCATTTTTCTGTAAATTACAAGCCTCTACAATCTGCTCACGTTCCATTTGTAGTGCTTGTTCAAATAATTTGGAATAAAATCCATTATTGTCATCAACAAATAAACTTGGCAATTTTTCTTTAAGCCATTGTACTGCGGTTTGTTTGTTGTCGCTCATATTTTCCTTTTTTTGATTATCAAAAGATTTTGTTTATAATAGTTGCGTCTATTGCTATGTTAGCTGCTATTTTACAGACCACTCCGAAAGTTTAGACTTGACAATATTTTTCAGTTCATTAACCTTTGACAGCGGACATCGAAAAGCAACTGTTTTAGTTTCTTCGTTGTATTTAGCTTTAGCACCCGCATTTTTGCGAGTGCCGCCCCTTGTATTTTTTTTATTCGACATAACCACTTCCATTGCATTTAAAACATCTACCATTATCAACCGTGTAGTGAGTTTTTCCAGTACCGTTGCATTTAGGACAATGACTATATCCGAGAGAAATCATATCTATCATTCCTTTTTTTTCAAGTCTATGCAATGCACCGATAAATGACTTATCAACAAGTGCCAAGCCATTAAATTTAATAAATACTTTATAACCAAGACCAGTAATGTCTTTTTCGTAAAACCGAGTTAAAGACTTCCCTATCGGACATTCAATTATTTGTCCTCCGTTTTGTAGTATGTGATTTTTAACATTTTCCATGCGTTAAATATATACCCTTAATTTTGATTGTGCAAACTTTTTCAAAGATATTTTTAAATTATTTTCTAAAGTGCTGAAAATCAAAGCTGATTTTTTTCATTTTTTTGATTATCAAAAGTGTTTGTGCATAATAGATGCACCCAACAGCACCTACATTAAATTTATTCAGTAGGTGCTTATCTGTATCTTGTTTATTTCCATTTTCTTGTATCATATTTATGTCTTGTTTTTTAGTTAATAAACTGGACAAATGTGAGTTAACATGATTTAAGCATCTCGTCAATAGCAACTGTTGATTCCTTTAGTAACTCTATTGCCTTTTCAAATCCAATTATGTCAGATACTTTACCTACAAATAATTGCTTTATTAGTTTTTGTCTGTCCATATATTTTGTTTTTTTTACCTCGCTTAGTACTAGATCTAAAGCCTCTGTCAATTTTTTAGGCTCATGAATCATATCATCTCTTTTACCCAATCGCCATTCCTGATGGTATTCAAGTATTTCTATTGCAGTTTTTAATTCCATTTTTGTATTTCCAATTATCGGCACTAAATTGAGTTTGCTGCCATTTGTTTGTTATGAAAACAATAGCCGAACAGATTCGCACATCTGTTTAAGTTCAGTTAAGCTATCAAGGTGCACCTTGCTGAACATTCTATTTAGGGCTACTGTTTTTCATTTAGTCATAATTCATCATTAATTTCTTGAGCAATTAACTTGAGTGCGTACTTTGCACCTGCCATGAACGCGAAGTACGATTCGCCACTCATTCCATCTCCACCGAATGCTGCGTAGTATTCGGCTTCTAATTTGATCATTTCATTTAGTTTCATTTTGTTTTGTTTTTAGATTTCAAATATATTAAATAAATTTAACCGAATGCGTATTTTCCAAAATTCTTTTTGAGTTCGTAAAACGCTCGCATCATTATCGCATCTGCGAAGTCGGGAGAGATACCGTACTTTTTCTGCAATGTTTCCTTATTGGTAACACGCAGCTTTCCATCGCTATCAATTTTTTCTCTGCGTATCATTTCGAGTTCTTTTACAATCGTGTCTTTGTGTGTTGATTCAAAAGTAATCGCGTTTGTCGTTATCAGTTCACCGAGTTTAAAGTAACAATCTGCTTTTAAATTCATGTAATTGTCGCGAACTGATTTTGATCCATTCAAAAAACCTTTGCATTTCATGAAGTCAACAACTCCACCGCCAATACCATCTTCATCACATAGTACATTTGACAACCGCACACCATTGGATTCGGACAACTGGCGAATGGTATCAACCACCTCATTAATTGGTTTGTGTTTTAAGACAATAAACTTTTCAGCGTGTAATCCATTCCACAACACAATAACAGTTCTATCATTTCCCATCCGCGCAATATCCGCAGTAATGAACTTGTCATTATTTGACTTGTCATTATTTGGCAAACGAAAACATCGAAGCAAATCATCGTATTCGTAAATCCTATCCTTCGTTTCATCGTAATCCCAATCTCCTTCAAGTAATCGTTTGCGGTCTATGATAGGAAGCATTTGCAATGATTCGAGATACACCTCTGAAACGTGTGGGTTATCCGTTGGCAATGCCTGTATAAATCGCCTATCTTTTCTAATCGTGCCATTCCTTTGAGCATCGAAGAATTCATTGTATAACCAACCTTTGTGTGGATTACAGGTCATCAGTAACTTTGGTTTGTCGTTGATTAACTTGTATCTTAAACGCGAGGAAAGGATGTCAATACATTTTTGAGATACCTCTCCAGCTTCATCAACAAAGGCATCCGTTAATTCAATCGAACCAAATCTTTGGAACTCGGGATCGCTTGGAAGGTCTGCTAAATCCATTAAGATTATTTGACTTCCATTATAGAATTTAACAACGTGGTCTTGGCCGTTGTAAGTCCAATGTTTGTCGGGATTCAATCCATACATCGAACACAATTCAAAGAAGGTAGCCATTGTTGATAGGCGCAATTTTTTTAGTTCAGACCTACCGATTAATCCGCGTGTACCGGGATATTTCAACCTCCTTTTAATTTGCCAATCACAACCTAAAAACGATTTTCCACTACCTGCAGAACCGCCATATAACACCTGCCACTTATCCGAATCAATGGATAAGTGAGCAAGTGCCTCTTTTTGTTTATCGTGAAATTGAATCATTAAAACAATGTTTCTACGATTGTATTTTTAAATCTAGTATCTGCTTCTTTTAAATTTAGAATAGCTTGTTTATAATATGAATCTTTTAATTCAATACCTATGGCTTTTCGACCTAAAGAAACAGGACTATATACTTCGCTACCAACTCCCATAAAAGGCGTTAATACTACTTCATTTGGATTTGAATACATTTCTACCAATCTATCTATTACATCGAGTTGCAATGGGTGAACATGCTTTTCATCATCTTCTTCTTTTGAATCTCGGAATGGTAAAACATTATCTATTCTTATATCATCCCATACTGATGATGCGTAACGTTGCCAAATGTAATGAGATAATTTGTTAGTCTTTGGATCTTCATGATTTGAATATTTAGTATTCAATAAATTCCAAAGCTCCAACTCATTTAAATCTGAATTATTCGCATTATTCCAAGCCTTTAAAATATTAGGTAAAATTGGAGTTTCTCCAAAGTATTTTTTCAATCCATTTGGATGGGTAACTGGAACTTTGTTTTCTCCTTTTTTTGTAAATATTAGTACATAATCTGGCATAGCTGTAAAACATTTAGTAGAATCTTCAACTATGAATTTATGCATTAAAGATTGAACCATAGTCCTCATTCTAACCTTTAAAGGTTCTTTCCATATAGTAATTCTATTTCTATATTCAAAACTATACTTTTCATGTATTCTAATTATTTCGTTTGGAAAGTCCCATAATCTAGACGTATTATCAAATACATCAGTACAATGAACAGCAGTTATACGCCCATCTTTTGTTATTCGAGAAATTTCAGATACTAAAAATTCGTATTGCTCTAAAAATTGTTCTTTACTTTCGCAGTTGCTAAAATCATTTGGACTACTTGAATAATTGTACAATCCTGCAAAGGGTGGAGAATAGATTGATAAATCTATACTTTTGTCATCAAGAGATGGCAATACTAACATACAATCACTATTGTATATAGCGTAATTTTCTGTAACTGTTTGATCTTTTACTTTGTTTTCCATTTTTTTAAAATTTAGGTTTTATTATTTGTTTATTAAATTCCTTTACATTGTTTACAAAAGATTGATTTACTGACTTTGTTAAATTGTCATATAACTCAATAGCCTTTTTTGTTTTTTGTTCTAATGCTTCCGTAACTCTAGTTTGACCATCAGATAAAACCATATCAATGATTACATCATTTTTTTGACCAAACCTCCAGAATCTTCTAATAGCTTGGTAATATTGCTCATAGGACCAAGTTGGAAAAAATACTGAGTGATTACAGTGCTGCCAATTTAAACCCATTCCAGTCATTTTAGCTTTAGTTATTATTCTTTCAATGTTTCCATTAGCAAAATTTATAAGTATATCTTCTTTTTTATCTATTGACATTGAACCTATAATTTCTAAAGCCTCTTTATCTAGATCCTTTAAATATGCACTTTCCTGATTTGTATTGCACCAATATACAGAAGTTTTATCTGATGCTAATTCTACAGCCTTTTCACATCTTTTAAGCTCAGTTTGTTTTTGTTCATATCTAACCTCTGTCATTGACTTAGCTATAGGTGTAAACATTTGAATCTGACCATTTATATCTATTAAAGATTGGTTTTCTACAATATGTTTATTAACTACTAAATTAGGTAATTCATATAAGTCATTTGAAAATCCTATATCACTAGGCATTTTAACCATCATAGACCATTGATTAACCCAAGCAAAAAAATCTTTTTCAGCATGAGGTTTTAAATAAAATTTTTCACCTATGTTTCTATTATTAGAATCTACTGAGTTTTGATTATTTTTAAAAAATTTGGTTAACATATCCATATAACCCATATATCCTAAAGCTTCTGAGCTAGTTCCTAATTCTATAAAATCATTTGGAGATGGTGTAGCAGTAGATAAAAATCTATAAGGCATTTTTTTTATGAATGCATTTATATGGTTTTTTATTTTTCCATCGAAATTTTTTAAAATACTGCTTTCATCTAAAATACATCCTATAAAATCATTTGAATCTAAATAGTGTAATCGTTCATAATTGCATATAATTATTTTGCCATTTAGCTCTCCTTTAATAGTTTGATAAACATCTTCAATACCTATTTTTTCAGCTTCATTAATAAATTGAAACCCAACTGCTAAAGGAGTTAAAATTAAAACTCTTTTATTAGTGTGATTAACAATGTTTTTAGCTATAGATAATTGAATTAATGTTTTACCTAATCCAGTATCAGCAAAAATTGCCATTCTACCCTTTAATACTGATCGTTCTATAATAGCTTTTTGAAAATCAAAAGCCATAGATGGGAAGTAATTTGGTTCAAATCCAAAATTACCGAGTAAATGTTTTTTAGATTCTAAAAATTCCGTGTAGTTCATTTGTTCATTTGTTTTTGCCAATATAAAATAAATTTATTTATTTACAATTTTTCAATTATTCGTTGTTGTAAAATCGTGCTATCCATGATGTCAGCGTATAATCTGCGCATCAACTCTTTTTGAACTGATTGGTTGAAGGAGATTTTTTCATTCTTATTCATGCGTTCCAATCGCGTTTTGGTTAAGTGCAAATCTTCAATAACTTGGAATCGCGCAGCGAACTTCCATTGCTTCCATTGTTCATCTGTCCAGCAGTCATCGTTGATAGCTTCGAGTTCATAAAATTTAGCAATGAAGTTAGGCGCGAGAATCATTACCGTTGTTCGTTGGTTGTCCTTCCACCTCTGAATGTCAGTTGTGAACATCTCCTTCCAATTGATTGGCTCGTTGTATTCAGCAATCGGTGTTTCCATTTTCGTTTTCTTTTTCTCAAGTGCAATGTTCATTTGGTTACGGACATTCGTGTAGTTTTTTAGAACATCCGATTGAAACTGAATAGTTATCATGCCGTAATTTTCAACTCGTGGAAATTCAACCCCTGCCGCATTCATCTCAAATGCCAATGCATATTCTCCGATCGTTGTGTATGCGTAGTAATGTATCGCGTTAGTAAATAGCATTTGCGTTTCTTCGCTGGATGGAAGTTGTTTAATTCCACTGATTACAACCGTTCGCGCAATGAGTGATTTGAACATTTGCAGAGTGATGTCGCACAACCTAACTTGTTCCTTTGCTTCGAGATATGCGCGTTCATTCGGAGTCAATCCACTCTTGTAGTTGAGTCCTTTGTATTCGACCAATTGTGTCATTGTTTTGTTTTTTATTAGTTATAAATTCGTGTAACCTCCATGCGCTTCTCATCGCTGCTTTCCAGTCCTTCATTTTCTTTTTGCCGTAATACCAATTAGTATTCGTGTAATGGCTTATGAATATGTCAGCGAAGTTAAGAGCATCTTCAGTTTGAGCATTTGGCACACGTTCAATGAAATATTCAGCGACTTGTTCAAGCGTTGGCGGTGTGAATCTGTTGCTGTCGTTTTGTTTCTTTTGGAGTAAGTAATCGAGTTTTACATGCAATTTTTGCACCTCTCTCAAGATTTCCGTAAGTTCGTTCATGTCGCCATTTTTTTGTAGTTAGTAACTCGTCAAATGTATAAATTTTTTTATTATTCAATATGCGGATCACTTCATTTATTTTTTTCTGAAACTTTTTATCCGTAGCAACCAGCGCATCAAATGCTTTCATGTTGTGTATCATTGTCGCGTGATGGCGATTAAGATGGCTGCCCATTTTTGCAAAACTCCAATCAGTTCCCATGCGCAAAAATGTAGTGTAAATAATTCGCGCGTCATTGAATTCCCGGTACCTCAACCTGCAAAACAATTCATGTGGTGCAATTTTACAAACATTGCAAACAGCTTGCAATATCTCATTGGTTAATTCGTTACCATCTGGTCGCACCATCTTTTCTTTGTCGTATTTGATGATCTCCGTTAGTGTTGAAGCGTTGGGATTCGTCACGATGTCGTGCAGCAAATCGAATGCGATGGGTGATTGTATCATGTTCATCTTCAATTTGTCGTATGCGTTTAATAAATACTTATTCATCACCTTCGTTTTTGATTGTTATTACGCTGCTATTTATTGCCATTTGAACGATTATCTTGATGTCGATATTCAGTTCATCGGATATCTTTTGAATGTCGATTAATCGCATATACACAGGATAGTTGACGTATCGCCACGCGGTAGGGTAACTCACCCCGATAACGCGCCCAAATTTGAGCGTGTTACCGAAGTGTGTTTTAATTAGTTGTTGAAAATCTGTTTTCATAGTTTTCCTGTAAATAAAAATTTAATTCGTTTGATTAATGTTGGTTTTTGAACTGGCTTTGATTTCTGCATGACTTTAGATTCCTTCAGTTTTGGAAATTCAATTGAACATTGATCAAATTTTTTGCTTTTACGAATGGTTCTTTTTGAATAATTTTTGCATTCATCCATAAACTTGTTCAATCGTTGGTCAGTCAATCGTTGGCATCCTTTCCAGTAACCATTTTCGTAATAAACAATACCTACATTTTTTGCAACGGTCATATACCATTTCCCTATCTTTAGAAAAGCAGCAACATCATTAATTGATTTTTCTTGATTATTGTTTAAATGATGGCATAGTTTTGATAATCGATTATGCAAAATCGCTTTATCCGTAATCATTGGAGTTCTTGTTTTCATTCTTTTTTCAATTGTAATGTGGTTATCCATTCGTTTGGTATTCAGAAAGGAAAATCATCGTTAGCATCTGATTTCCTATCATTCAACGCATTATCAACCGCGTCTTGGTTAGCTTGTTGGCCTGTGGTTAGATAGTGTTCGAAGTACAATGCGCAGTTCACGTATTTATACGGTTCTTCCCCTGCTCCAATGGCATCAACCGCAGCTTTCAAAGCAACCGCACGAGCGATTTCCGTTTTATCCTGTGGGGATTTTTGGAATGATCCACCACCACCAAATGATTTGGCAGGTGCTCCAGCTTCACCAATGAATTTAACGGATGGGGTTTTGCCACTACCACCGATTTCGTACTGATACTCCTTTCCTACTTCAAAACGGCAATTACCTTTTGCATAGTTGTTACCTGCATCACCATTCTCGAATGATACTTCGAAGACATTCATGTCCTTGAATTGTCCATTAGGTTGGACACCCCTTACTTTACTTGTTTTCATTGTTTTTTGATTTTTACGTGTATAACTGTTTTTTTCTATTTGATTATTTCTTTGCTTGTGAAATTCATCCAACTTGTTTTCGGTTGAATCTTTGGCCACTAATATCGGTTGGCCATCTTCGTCTTTAATCCAGGGCATTATTTCTGATAGGTTTTTTCGTTTAACAATTCTTCCATCCTTTCGAGTGGAGTGCGTTTAGTTCCATTCGCGATGTGCTGCGCTATTTGGTTAAAGTCGAGTTGTTCGGTTGGGTAACTTGACGATTGAACACAAATGAACTTTTTGGGGTAGGTTAGATTGAGTTTCATCCTATGTAATTGTATTCTTTTACCAATTTCAATGTGGATTGCAAATCTTCATGACTAAATGCAGTTCTGTTATATGTGGCTACAAATTCTTCCACTGCTCTTGACACGATTGCTAATTCTTGGCTGGTTAGTTCCAGCTTCCATGCTTTCTTTTCCATGATATTAAATGATTTGAAAAATGAATATTTCAGTGCAACATGGACCACCTTGCTCGTCATGAGCGAATGCCCATCCATCGGCATCGTAACCATAGGTTAAACCCATTTCCGATGCCTTATCCAATACATAGCGATTAGCCATTGATAAGGAATCATAATTGCGAACTTCCGCGTTGATTCCTTCCTTAATGTGAACTTGGTACATTGTTTCCATTTTGTTTTGTTTTTTTAAGTTAATTATTGATTACATGAATATCGGAGCCATTGAATAAGAACCCATTGCCATAACGTACTCGTTACCATCGAATCCGACTTTTACTTTTTTGCGTACGATGTTTTTTTCACCTTGAACTTTTAAGGTTACAAAATCACCTTTACGATCTAACACTTGCGCAGTGACTACCAAATTAGAATCACCGATGAATCTTGCGCTGATTGTTGTGTTTGCTTTGATTGTTTTCATTGTCTTTTGTTTTTTGTTTATCTTTGTTTGTGTTTGCAAATATATGTAAAGTTATTTTGATAAAACAAGAAAAAAATGAAGAAAAATGTTAAAATATTTTTATTAGACAATAACTCATTGATTTCCAACGTAAAAAAATCATACAAAAAAACATATAAAAAGCCATTTGCAGGGGAAGCTGGAATACAAAAGGCGGTTATTGACTATCTTAAATACAATTATCCAGGTACGTTGTACTGCGCTTCGGCAGGTGGGGTGCGAACTTCCATGAAACAGGCAATAAAAATGAAGGCCACAGGTTATGTGAAAGGAGTTCCCGACCTTCAGATATTCGAACCAATGGGTAACTATCATGGGTTGTTGATTGAGATTAAAGATATTAAAGGTGTTGTCAGTAAGGAGCAAAAGGAATGGATAAAGGAATTGAATAAAAGAGGATATTTCGCTACATATAGTAAAGGATATGACGCAACCATTAAAGTAATTGATGACTATTTCAAAGGAGCGATATAACCATTGGCGCAAGATAGCGTTATCATTAACCGCTAATTCATTTGAAGCGGACGATTTGCTCCACGATACCATTGGCCGCATTCTCGAAAACAATTTAGATCATATCAAAGACATCGAAGCATACGTTGCTCATGCCATTCGAATCGCTTATTATTCCAACCGTTCATCTTATCACAACTTGTACCGCAAACATTCAGATTTGTATGCTGACATTACCGATGAGCATCTCCAAAACATGGCGGTTGAATCGGTGTGGATGGCAGACCGGTTGACTAATGAGCAATTAGATATTTACATTAGCCGTTTGCCATTCTTTGAACGCGAGGTATTTTACTTGTATGCGCTAAACGATTTCAGTTACGATGAACTTTCGAGAGAAACAGGAATACCGAAAAGCTATCTTTATCAGACGGTGAAAGCTGCCAAAGATGAATTAAGAAAATCAATTATACGACTATGAATACGATTATTGAAATGGCCAACAAACGAATGGCTATCTGTATTGAATGCCCAGCGTACAACGCGACAACGCGCACGTGTGGAACACCACTCAACAAACTGAATCCACTCGGTGAAACGATGACACTCGATGGAGTGAAGTTCAAACCATGCGGTTGTTTCTTGGATGTCAAAACAAAAATGACATTATCAGATTGTCCTGCCGGGAAGTGGGAGAAGGTCGTTGATGGTTCACTCATTCAAGATGCGCAAACGCTTCTATTCAACGCGAGGAAGAACGGTGCATTAAACAATGATGAGCGCATTACACTGGCGCGTTTAAAGTCGTTGATGACAGGCCGCAGTGAAAAGGTAACGAGCTGCGTGACTTGTGTTAATCAAACCATTGCTGAACTGAATAAACAATTGAAAAGGGAAGAAGTGCTACAAGTAGAAGAAGAGCAACCTATTCAACCTAAAAAACGTGGACGAAGAAGAAAACAACAATCTTGATTATGAATCTGCTTCTTTTCTTTTTTATCTCCTATATGGTGATAGGATTATCACTTATTGGGTTGATGAGTTTGATGTTCCTCAATCGAACATTACGTTTTTCTCGTAACAATTTTGTGGGGTTAATTGTTACAGGAATTTTTTGGTTACCGATATTAATTTATTCTTTGATTGTTGAAAAGTGAAAATATAACTAAACACAATTCAATTTATATTTGTTGTGTTCACGTTTAGAAATATGTCCCCTTTTGATTTTAACGTGAACAGTTATAATCATTAGGGGATTTTCTTTTATGAATGAATCAACATTATTCTCCATTGCCAATGGGAGATACAAACGGCAAACTTGCGATATACCAACGCTTGGATCAGGTAAATTCGCCATGCGCGAGATTGTTTGTTTTTCTTGGGGGGAGCTTTTTCTTTTCTTTCTTTTTCTTTTTTAACTTTTTCTTTTTCTTTCTTTTCTTTTGTTAAATATTCTTTTACTTAAAAAATTAATTAATAACTATATTTGAACTATGTTAATCATACCAGCACAAATTGAATCTATCAAATCAAGAAAGGACAAAACAACGGCCATTGTGATAGGCACAAATGAGATTAGTCCATCAATCGCAGGTCAATTGTTCAATCTTCAATCATCGTTTGTTTATTGCGCTCTAAAAGAGGAAGCATTTGCTACAAATGAGAAGGAGATAATAAATGATTTAAAAGCTGATTTTGAGATTGAAAAGAAATCGAATGGTCAAAGGTTGAGGAATGTGTTTTACAAACTCTATGAGCAAGACAACGAAGGATTTTTGACATTCGTTAAATACTACGACCATAAGATGGAGCAACTGATTAATCATTTTAAATCAAAGTTGGAATTGTAAATATCAATAAGTTTTAATAAAATGCCATTTGAAAAAGGAAAATCGGGTAATCCCAATGGAAAGCCAGTAGGCGCAAAAGGTCAAAAAACTTTGCAATGGGAAGCGTTGGGCGATTCGATTACAGGACACCAAGCGGAACAATTTAACGCGTTCCTCGATAAGCTGTGGAACTCTCGTAATGATGAAGATAAAATGATCGCGAGTGAATTGTATTTGAAAACACTCGAATACTTCAAACCAAAACAAGCTAGGACAGTTCATGCAGGGGACAATGACGCACCTGTTAACATCATAATCTCTGATAAGTTATGAGAGCGATTATTGAATTTAACCTGGATGAACCTGCGGACATCGAAGAACACAAGCGATTCACCAATCTCGGCTCGGTGTACATAGCGTTATGGGAGTTCGACCAAGAAATGAGAAGTACGATTAAGTATAATACCAATGAGTATAATGGCGAACAATTAGACGCGCTCGATAAGATGCGTGAAAAGTTCCATGAGATATTAAATGAGAATCAAATAAAAATAGATTAATGAATCAAGACCAAGCAAAAGATACCGCTAAACACACGTACACAATGTGCGTGTTATTCGGGTTATGGCTACAACAAAAGGAGCAACGCAAACGAATTGCTAAAACTGAAATGAGTGTATTATTTGATGAATGGATCAACAAAGTTTTGGAGGAGGTGAACAATGCAAAAGATTAATCTAGACTTATCCCCCGAAAAGATAACCGTTGGTCAGTACGTTGGATTCGCAATGAACGAAGGCGATTTGGTTAACCAAGTTCAATCCATTACCAAACTGCCGCGCAGTAAAGTTTTGTTACTCACTCCATCGCAAATGAACGACATTAAAAATTCATTCGATGAAGCGTTGTTGGCTATTCCATCCAAACACGTTCCTAAATTCATGACGAAGTTCACCAAATACAGATTCGTTCCGGATATTAACTCTATGACGTTTGGCGAATGGTTGGATTTGGATGCCAATTGTAATGAGTTCCCAAAGCATTTGAATAAGTTACTCGCAATATTATTCAGACCTTGTAAAAATGAATTTATTAATCGCTATGAAGTGGAAGATTACGATTCGACAATTCATCTCAAGAACGCGGAAGATTTCAATGAGATGCCGTTAATGATTGCCAATGGCGCAATGGTTTTTTTTTCGAATATCGAAAAAGAATTGTTGATTCGTTTCCAAGAGTTTTCCGACCAACAGATGATGACGGAGTTGAAGAAAGCGATAGCGATGATGCAGGAAGCGTTACAGCAACCAGCGAGTTGAGTTCTAATTATGGTTGGTTTCATGTCATCGAAGAAATAGCGGATAGGGATGTCACCAAATTCGATTCGATTATTAAAACACAAGCATCCACCATCTTCGCGCATCTGAATTATAAAATTGATTACGCACAATTCCAAAAGCAATTACTTACTAAAAAATAGCCAATTGGCTACATATAGATATGAGCGATTCATCTTTATACACTTACAACATCATCATCGCGAGGCTGCGAGAGTTCGCAGATAAACACGCATTGATTCGAAAGTTCACGCATGGACAAATTTCACAAGCGGATTTGGAAAAGGAAGATGAATTTCCATTTATGCACGTTGTGCCAAATCAATTCAGTATTGATGCTGGACAACTTACCTATTCACTCGAAATTGTTTTCGCAGATTTGCCACGTGACAAAGAAGTAAAAATCGAATACCAACGACATTCAATAAGCGATTGCGTGTTGTTGTTTGCTGATCTTGTAAATGAAATTGAAAACGGTCAGATATTCGATGAATCGGTTATCATTACTAAACCCATTCAGTTCACTCCATTCATTGAAGAATTTAGCAACGTGTTGAGTGGCGTGCAGGGATCAATTGACATTACTGTTGATTACGAGTGGAACGCGTGTGACATTCCTTACAACGAATAATAATGGCAAAGAAAGTTCAATTCACAACTAACCAACCATCCGCAACAACTGATTATTTAGCTGCGGACAACACATGGAAAACAATTCCCGGTGGGGGTGGGGGTGGTAGTGGTATTCCACATGGTACAACAAGCGGAACTGATACATACACGACAACGATTAGTGGAGTTACAGCTTATAATGATGGCGATGCGTATTTAATTCGATTTGCAACAGGCAATACAACACAATGCACCTTAAATATAAATTCATTAGGTGCAAAAGATTTGTATAGGAATAACAATGGTTTACTCATTGGTGGTGACATTATCGATGGTGCTGAAATGTTTTGTATTTACAACAGCACATTAAACGGATTCCAAGTTATTGGAACAGCACCCAACACATTGCTTGCTTATGTGACCAATGATGAAGCAACAACCATTACCAAAGGTCAAGCGGTTTACGCATTCGGTGGCACTGGCGATAGGTTAACGGTTAAACTTGCGAATAATTCGAGTGATGCAACAAGTGCGCAGACCGTTGGAATTGTATTGAGTTCATCAATAGCTGCCAATCAAAAAGGTTTAATCATCGTCAATGGCCAACTCGATGGGTTGAGTTTATTCCCAACATCAACTTGGGCTGATGGTGACGCGGTTTATTTAGGAGCAACGGCAGGAAGCGTTACCAATGTCAAGCCGTATGCACCAAATCATTTAGTGTATTTGGGATTTGTTACAACTGCGAGTAATGGCAGCGCAGGAAGAATGTATGTAAGAGTGCAGAATGGATATGAGATGCAAGAACTGCACAATGTCAGTGCGCAAACTCCTGCGAATAACGACATATTGAAATATAACACGACAACTTCTTTATGGGAAACGAGCAACGCGTTAAGTACTAAACAAGACACGATAACAGGCGCAGCGAGTACAATTACATCGAGTAATTTAACAGGCAGTCGTGCATTGGTTAGTGATGGAGGTGGAAAGGTTGCGAGTAGTGCAGTAACAACAACTGAATTAGGTCGGTTGGTTGGTGTAACAAGTGACATTCAAACGCAATTAAATGCTAAAGCCAATAGTGGTAGTGGCACATCATTTCAAACAGGCACGTTTGCAGGTGCAACGGTTGGATCATCAGCGACTGTTTTTGGAACACTTACAGGTGGTACTTTATCGGGAACTGAAAACGCGAGGATAACACTCATTCCACAAGCCTGCACCATAAGCAGAATGTACTTTGTAACGGCAACAACTCAACCAGCTTCGGGTTCACTTGTTTTGACACTCAGAAAAAACAACGCAGATACATCGCTCGTAATTACAATTGCTGCAGGAAGTGTGGCTAACTTTTTTAATGATACAACCAACAGCGTATCATTCAACGCAGGTCAGTACGCATCAATTAAATTTCAAAATAACGCAACAGCAACATCCGCTCAATCTGGTGGAATTGCAGTAATGGTCACAATATGAACTACAATTTAGAAGATTTAGGAGAGATTGTACGAATATCAATTCCAACGACAACGAGTTGGGGAACGATTCTCTTTGCTTATGAAAAGTCAAACATTGAGTTTACAACTGCGCTCGAAAGTAAAGGTATTGATGTACTCGTTAACTTGTTAGTGAACGATCCTAACACAGCTTACAATCAATTCATCAATGGCTGAATCACCACTAACATCGATAATGAAGCGATTTGGTCAAGAAGTCGTTGAACGTGCCATGCTTAATCTCGGTGTTTACAGAACGGTGAGAGGAAAAAAACGCAGAGCCGTTGCAACTGACACACTGCGCAATTCACTTTCATTTTATTACGATGGAAGGAGTAGTAAGATTCAGTTTTTCGCAAAAGGTAAAGCGAGTAACTACGCTGATTTTGTTGAGCAAGGTGTAAATGGATTGGCACGTAATCAAGGAAGTCCATATTCATTCCGCAGAGGTGCAGGAGCAAAACCTGCAAAGGGAGAAATGGGAGTAATGCAAAAGGCGATTTACGATTGGATGAAAATCAAAGGTATTCGCCCACGTAATGCCAATGGTTCATTCATGACGTTTAAAACACCCGAAGCAAAGGAACGCGCATATCGTGGATTGGCAGGACATTTAACGCGTAAAATTCGCATCAATGGTATTTCACCATTGTTCTATTGGAGAGATGCAGTAACAGATACAATTGTGGATTTTCAACCCGAATTTGAGGACGCATTGAATAGAGAAATCACATTAGTAATTGAAGATAATTTGCAAAAGAAAATAAAGATATAATGGCATATACAACAGCAGTAACAGGATTAACAGCGCAAGGCATTGACGCATTTACAGGTTTATGTTATTCGAACAACGATGTTTCATTCACCATGACATCGAGCGAATTTGCTCAACCGGGATTCAAATACATTGTTGTAATAACAGACAACAACACATCAACCGATTACAAATTTTACATTAGCCAAAACGCGGTCAATAGCGGAGTGTTTAATGCGAAAACAATCTTCAACCAGCTTGTAAGAAATTCGATTGTATTTGATGGTAGTGATGATGTGGTATTGCAGACATCAACTCCAATGCTAACCACAAAAAACAATGTGAATACATTCACGATTGAATTATATGAAGGTTATGAGGTAGGTGGAATTTTTACCGAAGATGATAGCGTTGCGGTTACTTATACGCTCATGTGTATTTATGGTAGTGGTAAGCAAAACTTCATCATGATGGGAACGAATGACACGCGGCCATTGGCATTGTGTCAAAATTACGATGATGAGATTGGATTTAATAAAGAAACTTTAGCGCATCGTTTGCATTTACCTTCATTGCTTCAATCAGAGGTTATCAATTGGAGGTACATATCGCGAACCGATGTGATGGAAGAAAGTGATAGCGCATACGACATCCATGCGTGGGTTGCTGACAATAATACATACATCAATTCGAATTATCCATATAATTCAATTGATCATTTCAGTTTTGATTTATACGATTACAATCAAACTCTTTTGTTCTCTTTTGATATTACAATGACCTTTGATGCAGGTGCGTTGTTGTTCCTTCCAACTGGGTTGAAGAACCTTGTTAATGGCGGTTATGTGGACGATACCACTGCGGATAATACCGCGTTTTATGTGTATGCAGGATATAACTCAAGCGATGAACAAGTGACTACCAAATACGGTTACTACATTTCCGAAGATTGTAAGTATAACCCAGTCCATGTGTATTGGTTAAATCAAATGGGCGGTTGGGATAGTTACTCATTCATCAAAAAGAATGAGCGTTCCATTGAGGTTGAGCGCAAGAGATATAGAAGCTATCAAGGTGACTTCAATAACGCTACATCAACCGAGCCATACGAAACAAAAAACTACACGCGTGAATTAACCGAGCGCGAACCAATTGTAAATACGTTCATCAATTTAACAAGCGATTGGTTAACGGAATCGGAGTTCAAATATCTCAAAGATTTATTTACATCGAAATCGGTGTGGATAGTTGATGACAATGTGGATGGTTATTCAATCGTTCCTGTTGTCGTTGAAGACAACGGATTTTTGATGAAGCGAGAAAGGAATTACAAGAAGTACAATCAGAACTTACGATTGCAAATGGCATCAAACAATGAAACGATAAACATAACCGCTTCAGAATATCCCATTCCTTCGCCTGATCCATGCGAATACTTTACAACATTCACAAAAATTGGTGGAAATACAGGGTTAAATCTTGGTGCTAATTATGGCGATGCGTGTAATATCGTTTTAACAAATGCAACGCGAGGAAGTAATATCACAGTTAGAGTTTTAGGTACAGGCGGAATCACTCCAATCGGTGGACAAACGTACTACGTGCGCATTGATTACACAAATAGCCCACCTTCTACACCATCGCGATTAGGTGTTATTCAACTTGGAAATGTGTTAACAGGTGGAGGTAGCCAAACATCATTCGACATGATGGATCCCGGAACGCCAATCATCGCAACTGGTGTATGGGGTACGAGTGATGGAGCAAATAATTTTTACTTAAAGCTACCTGTATGGGGTGGTGGTACAACGTATAGCGGAAACATTTATGT